GTTTTGCCATTAGACTTCAACCCCCTCTTTTGGCTGTCTTTCGAGCATCTTGGCGTAGACCTCATATTTGACTCCGAGGCTATCGGCTACGGATTTTTGCTCGGCAGTGAGTGTGATAGATTTGGTTGTCTTGCCGGTTACAGAGCCCTTGATGGTTGAACCTCCATCGGCACGGGTTCTGCGCTGAACCTCAGTCTCTACCGCCTTCTCAGAGAACTCGTCTAGACGGCCTTCCTGCCTGAGTTTGTCTTCCATATCGCGCATGACAAGAATGGGGCCGAAGTCATTATGGAGATACTCAGGATGCTCATTGATGATGGCGGTATATCTGGAAGCAAGTTCGGTGTCGTTCTTCAAGATGTCAGGGTACTTGTCGATGACATGCTTCTTGGCAGTTTCGAGACGGTTGCGGGATTCGGAAGCAGCTGATTCATGCTCGTTAAGCCTTTTCTGCTCCGCCCATATGGCTTCCGCCTCGACACGAGCTTGTTTCCGTACAGCCGCCTTCCAGTCTTTTTCAAGGAGAACATCGTCAGGGTCAGCGGAATCGGATACAGGTTGGACACGGGGGCTGGATGGAGTCTTAAGAAGCTGGGCGAGTTTTTGGTCAACTTCACCGAACTTGCGCCCGATGTATGAAAGGCCGTTGAGTTGCTTGCGGATTTCCTCAAGCTCGGCTGTGGTGACATACTGCTTTTCCCCGGTTTCGGGCTTCTTTTCAGGTGCTTTAACAGGCTGGCCGTTCTCGTCAAGCTCGATTGTTACCGTATTCTCGTCTGCCATTGTTTCTCCTAGTAGCTAGGGTTGATGTTCTCGTCTTTTACCTTCGATAAGACTTTTGCTTCTTCTAATACCCATACTACACCGTCAAGTCTTCCCTGCAATAGGGTGGCCTCGTGAAATTTACCCTCACGGAGCCTAGCCGACTTTTCCGTTTCCTTGTGTTTCAAGTGCGTTTGCAAGTGGGCCTGGAGTATTTGCCATCCCGCTTCCTGGGACATTTGAAGGACCGCCTTTGCTTGCGCCGGAAGGTTTTCCTTGAGCGTCTGTACTTGCACCTTTACCTCCGTTCTTTGATTGGCCTCCTCCCATGGAGGAAATGAGTTTTGTCATGGTTTGGAGCATCATCTGGTGTTCTGAGATGTGCTGTTGGGCATAGGCTACAACCTGCTGAACCAGAGCGGGAGCCGTCTGGCCCAACATCTGAAGACTTGGAGAGTTGAGAAGCTCCATGTGCTTTTGGATATGCAGGATATGGTTCTCGGTGATATTGGGCCTTACACGGGCAAAGTCACCTTGGAGCATGAGAGTGTTCTCATCTTCCGGCTCGTCTATCAGGTCTACATCTGGGGCAGGGCCGAGGTACTCCAATGGGTCTTTGCCATAGGCTTTTAAAAGGTCTGCTGTAAGCTTGTAAATCTTGATGGGATCGGTTCCTACGAGGATATTCTGAAGAAGAAGCGAGTAGAGCATGGAGGCAAGCTCACGCTCGGTTTGCTTCGAGCCCATTGAGGGGTCATCGGCTATGTAGGCGTCAAACTGGCCGGAGATTCCCTGGTCAGTTAGCTCATTACTTTGGAAAAGGGGCTCTCCTTTTTCACCCAGAACTCTTGTTTCCATACCTGGAGGGATATTGAGTTGGATGAGGTCAAGGATGCGGGTAACGATGCGGGCCGCACTTGCCTTCATGCGTTCGGCGGGCTGTTGGAAGCGAATGTCGGCAGATTGCACGATGGCGTTTGTGCGGGTGGCTGTGCCGGAGCCTCCAACGATTTCACTCTCACGCCCCATGACGTAGCTGGAAGCGGCAGTCAGTCGCTCAATGAATTCAAGCACCAGCCGAATGGCATTGATAAGCCTATCGGTGTTGATTTCAAATGGTGGAAAGTAGACATTCTGTGTGGGATTAGTGACCGGTATCATCTTGTTGGGTGCAATGGTGATGGCGTCTACATCAAGGTCGCCTGATGGGTCGAAGAAGCCGGGGCGCATGACCGAAAGGGTGTTACCATCTGTGAGCTGGTTAAAACAAGCATCCACTTCCTCAGCGAGTTCCCTCACCATCTCCAAGATGCCCTGGCCTTGCATCTCATCCGGCCTATCGGCATAACTGGAATATTTGGAGTATTCAAGTGGGCGTTTGCCGGACTTGGTGATGTCGCGCATACGGACACCACCCAGATAAATGCGGAAGTCCTTGGACACGATGATGCGGACGGATTCCTCGGAGCCTGTGCCGTCCACATCGTAGTGGCCGTACCAACGGACAATCTTTACAGGCACATTCCTCATGCGGATGCGCTTGATTCTCTCGCGCTCGTTGTCGTCCTTGGCCTTGGTGGGCTCCGGAACGATGATGTGCTTGGAGAGCTTCTCAGCTATGTTGACCGCCTGGCCCTTACGCTCCATGGCTTCAAGGTCTTTGTAGAGGATTTCTTCATCGATGAGTACAGGATCTTGTTGGATGTCGCTTGACCCTTTGAGAAACATGAAGTTTTCCTTGGGGTAGAGCTTCACCTTGGTCTTTTCCACACGGTTCATAAGACGGGTTTGTTGGACAGCGGGTGTGCCATCTTGATTTGTAAGCGGCATACCCATCTCATCGGTCACGGGAGTTTCCTCTACTTGGCCGGAGTCGTATTCTTCAACACACCAGGAGAGTTCGGACAGGGAGTCACCAAAGCCAGCAGTATATTTACACCACCCATCAATGAAGTCG